GGGTGCCTTTTGATTTAAGTGATCCTGCAGCAGTTTTAAAGTGGCAGCGAGTGGAAGCATTTGGCAAGTTAAGCGGCCGGCCAAATATTTTACAGATATCGCATGAAGAACGACCAGAGCAGTACAGAGGCGTACCAATATTGGCGCCGGTAATCGAGGTATTGAAGCAGGTCAGCCGCTATACTAATGCGGAGCTTACGGCTGCCATCATTAAATCGTTTTATACTTTGTTTTTTACGACTAATAACAATATTGATGATATGAATGATGTTCTAAGTTCAACTTATGGTCAAGCGGAAGCCGTAACACCAGAAGACCTGGCTCATGTTGAAGTTGGTCCAGGAACGCTTAATCTGCTGCCTCCTGGTGTCGATGTAAAGTCGATGGACGCAAGCCGTACAATGTCAACTTTTGAACCATTTACAAATATGATGATCAGCCAGATCGGTGCAGCTATTGGCACACCGGCAGAGGTGTTACTTAGTCGTTTTCAATCTTCATACTCTGCGGCACGTGGGGCATTATTACAAGCTGCCAGTAATTTTAAAACCAGACGTACCTGGTTTGCACGTGATTTTTGTCAGCCTGTTTATGAAGCTTGGCTGGCAGAGGCGGTTGCTATCGGTAGAATTAGTGCTCCTGGCTATGGTAGTGATCCAATCATAACTAAGGCATGGAGTAATGCTGATTGGTTTGGCCCTGTTATGGGGATGCTGGATCCGGTAAAAGAGGTAACTGGCGCAGCCTTACGCGTAAAATATGGTTTCTCTACCGGTGAACGTGAATCTGCGGAACTTACAGGGACTGATTACGATAGTAATATCGATCAGATAGCTATAGAACAGCAAACATGGCGAGCTAAAGGATTAGAACCGCCTAAGGCTGATAATACTGGTGGGAATGGGGGTGATAATGATGGAAAAATTTTGGCAGGTGAGGAATGATGTTAGTGGCGACGCTGAAATATTGATCTATGGACCAATCGCAGCAGAGCGGTCCTGGTTTGGTGATGAGGCAACGCCGCAGCAGTTTGCCCAGGATCTTAACGGGCTGGGTGGCAGGGATGTTACTGTACGCATAAACAGCGGCGGCGGTGATGTATTTGCGGCCCATGCTATACATAATTTGCTCAAGGGCTATAAAGGGCGTGTCACAGCGGTGATTGACGGACTAGCTGCCAGCGCAGCAACGGTTGTAGCCGTGGCTGCAGATAAAATCATTATGCCGTCCAACTCGTTGATGATGATCCACGACCCCGCTATCGGTCTTAGCGGATACTATCCTGCGGCAGAACTGACGAAGTTGGTAGAAGCGCTGGCTACGATCAAAACAAGCATTGTCGCTGCCTATCGCAAGCGTTGTAAGGTATCGGACGAAGAAATCGAAACGATGATGTCCAACGAAACATGGATGGGCGCCGCAGAATGTAAGGAAAAAGGTTTTGCTGACGAGATCATCGGAGGAGTTACTGCTGCGTTAAATGGCAATACTTTGGTGATCAATTCAGTGTCTTATGATTTGAACCATTTTGCTAATAGTGAAGCGGTAAAAAATAAATTTAAACAAAGTGAGGTTAGAGATATGCCAAGTGGTAAATTAGAAAAAATTCTTAATGCTTTAGGTTTGCAGGAACTGTTGGAAGATCCGCAGGCCGCAGCACCCGGCGCAGGTCAGTTTCAGGCGAATAATGCGCTTCCGGCGACGGCTGTTGATAATGCCGCAGCGGTAGAAGTCGCAGTGGCCGCAGAGCGTCAACGTGTACTTGATTTAGAAGCACTTGATGATGGTCAAAATGTCGCAATTACCGCGATTATCAATGAGGCTAAGAAAAGCGGCAAAACTGTTAACGAAGTAAAAAATTATGTAGAAGCGATTAAAAATGCTGCTCCAGCAGTGGTGGTGGCTAATGCTGCGCAGAATGTTGTAGCCACTATGATAGCCGACAATAAAAGCTCCGGTGTTGATGGCGTTGCTGCCAATCCTGCGGCCGATGAGGCAGCTGTAAGTGCAGCGGCAGATGCGAAAGCATTGGAGAAGATGGCCAAGGTAATGAATAGTAAATTTGGAGGTGCGAAATAATGGAAATGATTTCCAACATGAACGGAACTCATTATGATGAGCTTATTGTTGGTACAGCAGTACCGGTACTTACTAAAAACGTAACGCTGAAAGGAGTTACGGCCAGTTATAAGCGTGGTACCCTTCTGGCTTTGGTTAACGGTAAATATGAAATTGTTGACAGCACAGCTTCTACCGGTGCAGAAAAGGCATCGGCAGTTTTGGCACATGATACGGACTTAACCGGAGCTGACGTTGTTGTCACAGTTTATATCAGCGGCCAATTCAATCGCGAAAAACTTATTGTGGCACAAACCGCTGACAACGCTACTGCTCATGAAGAAGAACTGCGTGCGGTCAATATCTATTTGACCAGCGTGAAATAAGGAGGATGAAGATAATGCCTATTAATATTGATGATACCAGAACTTTGCTGCAGGCAATTGAGCGCACCAATCCGCCGACTACGACTTTGATTGATACCTTTTTCCCTGCGGTTAAAACCTTTTTGACGAATACCGTAGATATGGAATACCGCAAAGGCGGTCGCAGAATGGCACCGTTTGTGGTACCGGGCAGCAAGGGTGTAAATATGAGCCGTAACGGTTCGCAGATCAGGTCTTATAAAGCTCCGCTGATGCGCCCTAAACGGACTATCGAAGCGTCTGATATTGAGCGTCGTGGTTTTGGGGAAGATATCTACAGCACTCGCACTCCGGCAGAACGTGCGCAAGAATTGCGCGCTTATGACATGGCAGAATTGATTGATGCCTGCGTCCGTCGTCAGGAGTGGATGGCTGCACAGCTTTTGATCAACGGTGAATACGAATGCAAAGGCTATGCCGACGATGGTGAAACTGTTGTGGTTGATACGATTACATTTTCTGAATTTGACAATAAAACAACTCTGTCCGGATCGGACACATGGGATAATGCAAGCGCCAAAATTTATGATGTCATGGGTGACGCATCTCAGAAGATCCGCCGCAACGCGGGTATGATCCCTACAGTGGCCCTGTGTTCACAGAATGTAGTATCCTACCTGCTCAATAACGAACAGCTTTATAAATATTTGTTGGTGCCCAGCCGTGAAAATTTAGCACTGATGAGCATTCAGCCGAAGCTGGTAAGACCGGAATTGCTGCGAGTTGGTTATATTGAATCCCTTAATCTGGAAATTTACGCTTATGATGGTGTGTACGAGGGTGACGATGGCAACCTTGCCCAGTATATCCCTGATGATCATATGATTATTGGTGTGCCCGGTCGTGGTAAACGTCTCTTTGGCGCAGTAACGCAGCTTGAAGACGACAAACAATTTCGTACTTATGAAGGCGCGTACATTCCGAAAGTTACCGGTAATACCGAAAGCGATACGACTACTCTGGCTATGTCCAGCCGCTGTGTAGTATGTCCGGAGTTTTTGGATGATTGGGCGACCTTGAAAGTTAAATAAGGAGGTTTGTAAATGCAACAAGTATTGATAAAGAAATTTTCCTTGCGCCGCAATGGGGTTGTTTATAAAGCAGGTACTATTATTGAACTGCCGGATAGCGAAGCTGATGCATTAGTAAAAGAGGCTCCAAAAGAATTTGAAAAAGTTGCTGTTACCGTAATTCCCGATGCTGATACAGGTAGTGATAATAAAGGAGAAAAAGCCTTGAAGGATTATTCGAATGAAGAACTTAAGGCTATGTGTAAAGCCCGCGAGATTGAAATTCCGAAAAACGTTAACAAAGCAAAACTTGTTGAGTTGCTTGAAGCAGTAAATGAGGCTGAGGAGGAGATTCTGCCTCCGGTAAATACAGCAGCAACGGTCAAATGAAAACCTTTCGTGAGCAGATAGCCGCAGATAATACTGCGGCTTTTATAAATTCTTTGGAATTTGCTGAAGAACATAATCTTAACGGTACGGTATGTAATGCTATATTGCAGGATATATCGGTTGCAGAAAGTTTATCGACAGGAACGGGTAGTACTCAAACTTATCCTGGGATATACGGTAGCCGGCTGCAGGTAAATTGCTTGGCAGTGGATTTGCTGGAGCGTCCTGTATATGCACAGCTTTTCGGCATCGATGATAAGCAGTATCTGGTTGAAAGCTGTGATGATGATATGGGCGTTCTGACGATCCAATTGGTGGCGAA